GCGGCGGAATTGTGATAACTGCGGAAAAGGGACCGGTTGATGAGATTACAACAATTTCATCAGAGAAAGAATTATTAGATACATTTGGGAAACCAACATCTGATAACTTTGAAGAATGGTTTACTGCTGCTAACTTTTTAGGATATGGAAATAATCTGAAAGTAGTACGACCGATTACTGGCATGGTAAATGCTGGAACATCGGCTGGAGTACTTATAAAAAATACAACTGATTACCTAGACAACTTCGGCCATGCCGCTAGTTTCGCTGGTAGTGTTGGTGCTTATGCCGCAAGAGAACCTGGAACATTAGGAAACAGTTTGAAAGTTTCTGTATGTGCTAACTCTACTGCGTTCGGACCACACTCAATGAGTGGTAATTTAGTTGCAGACGCTTCTGCGGCTATCGGCGACACATCAATTACTGTTGACGATGGTAGTTTAATGCAAGTTGGCGACATACTAGAGTTTGGAGATGCAGCTGCTGTACCTTCAACTGACGGTGCGCCTTCAGGACATTACTATAAAATAACTGCAATATCAACTCATGTATTAACAATCGCAAGATTTAATACTGCAACTGGTAAAACAGAAACAGGCGGTCTTAGACACGCAGTTGTTGATAATGCTAAAGTACTAAGACATTGGGAATATTACTTTCAATTTTCTACTCCACCAACTTCGACAGATGATGTCGTTGCTGCTGGCGGTTCATTAGATGAAATGCATATTGTAGTACTAGACGAAGATGGCGGAATTACAGGAACAGCGGGAGAAATCTTAGAAACATTTGAAGGCGTTTCACAGGCGTTTGATGGTAAGACTGATTCTGGTAATAGTAACTATTATGCTGATGTAATTTACAATCAATCAAAGTATGTGTATGTCATGGACCATGAAACTACACTTGCAAACGGCGGTAGTGCTAAGAAAGGTCAAACTTTTGATAACGCTGCTGGAGATGCATTTGTTGTGAAATCTTACTCGCTTGCGAGTGGTACTGATGACTTTGCTGCTACTAACGCTGAGATTGCAACTGCTTATGAAAAATTTGCTGATTCAGAAACAGTTGACTTAGCATTACTAATGTGCGGTCCTTCACAGACAGCTGCTGACGCTACTGGCGACACAAAGGCAACTGCTGTTATGGATATTGCAACTGATAGAAAAGATTGTGTTGCATTTATTTCACCTGCAAGAACAGATGTTGTAGATGTTGCTAACGCAGTTACACAACAACAAAATGTTGTATCATTTGCTGACGGACTACCGTCAACATGTTATGCAGTAATCGATAGTGGTTACAAATACATGTATGACAAGTACAATGATGTTTACAGATATGTACCTCTTAACGGAGATACTGCTGGTCTTTGTGCAAGAACTGATAGTGTTGCAGATGCATGGTTTTCACCAGGCGGTTTCAATCGTGGACAAATTAGAGGTGCAGTAAAACTTGCCTTTAATCCTAATCAAACGCAAAGAGATGAACTCTACAAATCAAGAGTAAATCCATGTGTATCTTTCCCAGGACAAGGTACTGTGTTGTTTGGCGATAAGACTGCTCAATCGAAGCCAAGTGCGTTTGATAGAATCAATGTTCGTAGATTGTTCATTGTTCTTGAGAAGGCTGTTTCTACGGCTGCTAAATTTCAACTATTTGAATTCAATGATGAATTCTCTAGGGCGAACTTTAGAAACTTAGTAGAACCATTCTTGAGAGATGTTCAAGGTCGTCAAGGTCTTACTGACTTTAGTGTAGTATGTGATGACACAAATAACACGAGCGATGTAATTGATAGAAACGAATTTAGGGCAGATATCTTTATCAAACCTAATCGTTCTATTAACTTCATTTCACTTAACTTTGTCGCAACTCGTTCAGGCGTAGCCTTTACTGAAGTTGCAGGCGCTTAATTTTAGAGGAGAATAGAAAATGGCAAACATTAATGAATTCAAATCTCGACTAAAAGGTGGCGGTGCAAGAGCCAATCAGTTTAAGGTAACTTTACCTTTCCCTGGTTATTCTTCTACTGGTGGTGAAACATCTGACTTATCATTCTTATGTACTGCAACAGGTATCCCAGGACAAGATATTCCTATGGTAACTGTGAACTTTAGAGGTCGTCAATTGAAACTTGCTGGCGATAGCAGAACATTTGGTTCTTGGAACATGACTATCTTGAACGATACAGATTTTAAAATCTATCGTGCATTTGAAAGATGGATGAATGGTATCAATAACATTACTGATAATGAAGGTCTTACAGACCCTAACGACTATCAAGTTGATGGGTTTATTGACCACTTAGACAGAGATGGCAACTCAATCAAGCAGTATCAACTAAGAGGTTGTTTCCCAACTTCATTAGATGGTATCGCACTTTCGTATGGCACAAATGATGCTATCGAAGATTTTGGTGTTACTCTTGACTATCAATACTTTGAAACAGATACAACTACATAATTTTTAACAAGTTATAAGGACAATATAATATGGCGAATTTACT